TCTTCGGTTGCGAAGTTCAACCGCCTTGCGAACCTCGCCGATGAAGAAGATCACCGAGTCCGAGGCGCGTTCGTTTTTGCTGGAGGGGCTGCCACCGGACGTGCGTCGAGCTATGGCGCGCAAGTTCACAACTTTACCCGCAAGTGCGCCAAAGACCCTGATGAAGTACGCCACGCTATGGTGCGTGGACACACAATCACGCCGCGATTTGGTCGCCGCATTACAGATGTGCTCAAGGGGATGCTCCGGCCTGCGCTGATCGCCAAGCCTGGTCACGTCCTGATCGCCTACGACTGGTCGGCCATCGAGGGCCGCGTGCACCCGTGGCTGTCCAACAGCCCAGCCGGTGAGCAAAAGCTGGACGTGTTCCGCTCCGGCCTTGACCCGTACAAAGTCAACGCAGCCGCCACGTTCCGCGTGTCCTACGAAGACGTCGCCGGTGACCAGCGCCAGGTCGGCAAGGTGCAAGAGCTGGCCCTTGGCTTTCTGGGCGGCGCAGGCGCGTTCGAGGTGTTTGGCCGTGCCTACGGCATCCGGCTGTCACCGGGCGAAGTCCAGCGCGCTGTGGACGGCTGGCGCAGGGCCAACCCGTGGGCGCAACTGCACGGCCAACAACTGGAAGCCGCGTACCTGCGCGCCATGAGAAACAAAGGGCATGAATTTAAAGCAGGGCGTGTTGTGTACTTGTTTGACGGTCAGACCCTCTGGTATGCTTTGCCCTCCGGTCGGGTGCTGTGCTACCCCAACGCCAAATTTGATGATGAAGGCAACGTGACGTACACCAAAGCAGCATGGAAGCCCGCCGCCGACGCCAAGGAGTGGCCCCGCGCCCGCCTGTGGCGTGGTCTGGCTTGCGAAAACGTCACGCAGGCCGCAGCGCACGACATCTTGCGCCACTCACTGCGCCAGCTTGATGGCGTCGTCTTGCACGTCCATGATGAGATCGTCGTCGAGTGCCCAGCCTCCGAGGCCGAGGCGGTCGCTGCGCGTATGCACCAGGTCATGTGCGCCCCGCCTGCATGGGCGGCTGGCCTGCCCTTGGCCGCTGAAGGTGTGACCACCACCCGATACTCGTAAAAAAGCCCCGGCGGGTTAGGCCGGGGCTAACATTCCCAACTTACTAAAGGAGAAACCCGTGACAGATTTCATAGAACATCTTACCAGACTTGCCCCAGAGGGTGAAACTTTTTTGCTGGTACGGCAAAAACCGCGCCTCAAAGAGGGCGAGATGCAGTTCCACCCCGACGGCGCGATCAAGGCCACATGGCCCGCCATGCTGCCCACGACCAAGGTCAAGCCCGACTGGGCCATCTACGGCAACACCGCGTCGTTCATCATCGACCGCTTCAAGGACGGCCACATTAGCGCCAGCGCGGCCAACTGCGAGTATGTGCTGGTGATGGTGCTGGACGACGTGGGCGACCCTGTGAAGGCGCCGCGTGTGCCTGCGCTTGAACCGACGTGGAAGATCGAAACCAGCCCCGGCTCGTTCCAGTGGGGTTATGTGTTTAGTGAGCAGCCCACCAAGGCCGAGTTCAGCGCGGCCATACGCGCCATCGCTGATGCTGGCTACACCGACCCCGGCGCCTGCAACGCCGTGCGTAATTTCCGCATTCCCGGCTCGATCAACATGAAGCCTGGCCGCAACAACTTCGCCGCCGCGCTGCGCGAGTTCCACCCCGAGCGTGACTTCACCCTTGAGCAGATTTGCACCGCCCTGAACGTGGTGCCCGGTGAAGCCGAGGACACCTATCGCCCGATTCGCCTGAGCGACGACGGCACCGACGACGTGATGGTGTGGCTGTCCGACAACGGCCTGCTGCTGTCCAAACCCAATCAAGAGGGTTGGGCTGGCGTGATCTGCCCCAACAACGCCCAGCACACCGACGGCAACCCCGAGGGCCGCTACATGCCCGCCAATCGGGCCTACTGCTGCCTGCACTCACACTGCATCGACCTCGATTCGTCTGTGTTCCTTAAGTGGGTGGCCGACAATGGCGGCCCCAAGCACACCCCCGGCCTGCGCGAGGAGCTGCTGGCCGCTGCGATGGAGTCAGCTCTGTCTAAGCTGGCCCCGACGCCCGAGTACCCCGACGCCGCCGCCGCTATCGTGGCCGAGGTCGAGCGCAAAGAGCTGGGCCGCGTCGAGAAGGAAGGTTGGTATGAGCGCTTTGCATATCTGCAAGACGATGACGCCTACTTTGACATGCAAGAGCGCCGCGAGGTCAGCCGCGCCACGTTTAATGCCATTTTCCGGCACATCGGCTGCAACTCAATCCACGGGCGACGCGGCAAGATCGAAGCCGCTACCAGTTTCGATGAGCACCGCCAGGCCAAGGGCGCCCGGTCGCTGGTCGGCCTGACCTACGCCCCCGGCGAGTCGATCCTCTGCGCCCGTGACGGCCTGGTATACGGCAACCGCTGGCGCGACGCCCGCCCGGTGGCCGTGGCCGGTGACGTCGGCCCCTGGCTGGCTCACGTCGAGCGCATGATTCCCGATGAGCGTGAGCGTGAGCATGTCCTAAACGTGATGGCCTTCAAGGTCCAAAACCCTAACCGCAAGATTAACCACGCCGTCCTACATGGTGGCGCCCCCGGTGCCGGTAAAGACACCCTGTGGGCGCCGTTCCTGTGGGCCATTGGCGGCGACGCCCTGGTTAACGTGTCCCTGGTGCGTAACGAAGAGCTGACGTCCCAGTGGGGCTACGCCCTTGAAACCGAGGTGATGGTCATTAATGAGCTGCGCCAGGCCGAAGCCAAGGACCGCCGCGCCCTTGAAAACCAATTGAAGCCCCTGATCGCCGCGCCCCCTGACATGCTGCCGATTAACCGCAAGGGCTTGCACCCCTACATGGCCCTGAATCGTTTGTTTGTCCTGGCCTACTCAAATGAGCGCGTCGCGATCAACCTCCCCACGGAGGATCGTCGCTGGTTCGTTATCTGGTCCGACGCGGGCCGCATGTCCCCGGCTGAGTCCGTGGGCCTGTGGGCCTGGTACAAGTCCGGCGGCATGTCCCGAGTGGCCGCGTGGCTGCACCAGCGCGACGTGTCCGCGTTCAATCCTGGCTTGCCCCCAATGATGACCGAAGCCAAAGCGATTATGGTTGAAGCTGGCATGTCCGGCGCTGAATCGTTCCTTGTAGAGCTTATGCGCGCCCGCATCGGGGAATTCTCAAAAGGCGTGGTCGGCGCGCCCTGGCATGCGCTATGCGACCGCTTGCAAGGGTCCGCGCCAGGCGCCATTAAAGTGGTCCAGGGCGCGCTATTGCACGCGCTTAAAGAAGCCGGTTGGGTTGATATGGGGCGCCTGAAATCGCGCCGCTATGACACGAAAAAGCACATATTTTGCGCGCCCGATATGGTTGAAATGTCCCGGTCCGATTTGCGCGACATGGTAGAGGATCCTCCGGCGTCGGTTTTGCAGCGCGTCAAATGAAAACGGCCCGTAAGGGCCGTTTTTTATAGGTTTAACAGTACTGCAAGCAGCGCGGCCAAAACAGCCGCTAGCGCTGTCATGCGGACCGCCTGATAATGGCTAGCGCTTCACTGGCCGCGCCCGATGCTTGGCGCGCTGTCATCCCGTTTTCTTCAATCGCTACCAGCGCGGCGGTGGCCTGTCCTAGGGCATATTGCAGCGCGTCAATCCTAGCGAACAGAATAGCCGCGTTTTCGAAACCCTCCGCATAGCAAAGCCGCTCCGCTTCAACGGCGGGCATACGCATAAAATTAAAATCCATTTTCAAGTCCTTTCAAGTATTCGGCCACGGTCCGGCCCATTAAAAAAGCATGCTCCGCGCTTGGCATGTCCACGGGCGCGTTATCGGTTGCATCGGCTAGGTCAATCAACCATTGCCAAAATTCTTTTACTCGCATAAAAAATACTCCTTTAATGTGGGCTTGCCGTCGGTGTATCCATTACGCCAGCCCGGCAGACTTCGACCGACAATTTGGCCCGCGCGGGTTTTCCATTCGGTCTCATTTGGTTTTTGATGGCTTGGGTGCACATCTAGCGGGCCAATGGCCGCGAAAAATTCTTCTTTGCTTACTTGTCGCATGGTATGAAATCTTGCAAGTTTGCGGCCATTGTGGAATAGGGGCCAGTTTGAAAAACGGCCCGATATGCATGGTAAACCTCTAACAGTTTGACCGGGCGCCCTTTATGGTGGCCGTGCACGCCTGGCCGGGGCCATGTCTCGCGCGTCGGATACCGGTCCGGCGCCGGGTTATGCTTGTATCCTGGAATCGGTGATTCGATCATGCTGCTACCCTCATTTGAATAACGCGCTTTTGGTGGCCGGTGGCATGGTCCGCGATGACCACGTCGCGCGCTTGTATGCTTGTACCAGCGCATAGCGTGCATTTGGCACATGTGGACCGACGGCCACCTTCAGCGCTAGCCGGACAAATGGTTTCGCCTGGCTGTTTGTCCACGCCCACGGACACGCGGAAAACGCGCATGCCCATTAGGTTAGCGCGCGCGGCCTGATCGATATTGTCCGCGCTTGCCATAACCAATGGCGCCCATGCACTGGCGTCAAAATTCGGGTTTTGCCATTGGTGCGTGTAGCCACGGCGACCGGCCGCATAGCGGGTTATTTGCGCCCACATTTGGACCGGCGCGGCGAACGGGTCGCCATAGGTGCCAAGCCGGACAATTTTTCCCGCCAGGGCGCGGGCGATTGTGGCCGGGTCCGCTTTTGTATATCGCCCGCGCTTGTACGCGTTAAACACGGACAACACGGACCGGCCCACATTCACATAACATGGGGCTTCGCCGTTTTTCGCGGCCAGTATTGGCCGGTGGACACAATCGCCACAAATTGACGCGTCGTCGCCCGTTTTAAGCGCTACCGTGGGCGCGACGTCGGACCGGATGATAAAAGTCTGTACAAGCGCGCCCGTTTTTTCGTTTTCGCTGTCGCTGTCAATTTTGTTCACAATGACGACAATGGGCGCGCCGTCGATTTCCGACGGACCCTCATACGCGATAAAACCCAAAAATTTGTTTGACATGTTCAGATTTCCTCATTCAAACGGATAGATGAAATATTGCGGCGACGCAATGGCATGGGCATGCACGTTTGTTCGTACATTGCATCGCGCGCTTCATATGCGGCCCATATCGCGCGGCCGACGGGTTTGCGTGGGCTTGTTTGCGCTTGCGCGCCGCGCATGGTGCGATAGCCTTTAGGGTTGCCGACAATGGCGTCGTTACAGTCACGGATAAAAAACATATCAAGCCCCATAAAAGTAAAAATAAGCAGCAAACGGCGCGCCGATGCACGCGGCGAAAAGCAGCGCGTCGATGATTTCGGAGAATTTCATACAGTACTTTCACTGGTTTGGTTGAACATGTGGACAGTGTAACAGATTCTTTTGCACAAATGTGCATTGTAAGCGCGTTTGTTACAAACTGTTACAAATTAGCGTTTGTGGACATGGTGGACTGTTTGCGGACTATAGAAAAACGCGGGCATGGTCCACGCGGCGCGCCCCTATTTATGCGGGTTTGAGCTGTTTGTGGACAATGTGGACTATTAGATGAAATGTTAAAAAAAATGAACTGCCTATTTTTTAAGCAAATAGGGGTCTAGCGATTTAAACAGCATGGTCCACATGTCCACATTGTCCACACGCCCGCGCCCACTCCCCGCGTTTTATGCCATAGGTTAGCCGCTACTAACCTATTTGTGGACTGTCCACATTGTCCACAAACTACAGTTTATACAGTGATGTATATGCATACAGTACCAGGTTTTGCAAACTGCCCGCGCGGCTGTTTGTGGACTGTCCACATTGTCCACAAATGTTAGCGCGCACTAACGTTAGCGCGCACTGGCGTTAGTGCACACTGACGTTAGTAGCTGCTTACTTGCATGCTGCCTAATATTTATGCATGCGGATAGACAGCTGGATGGTTGGATGGATTTTTGTCGAGGGGGAGGGGGTAGGGCCGGTCAATGGGCCAGCCGGTAGCGTAGCGTTCACGAACAATTTTTATTTTTTACAAAATGCTTTACACTCCCCCGCACGCATCCACGCGGCCATACAACTATGAGTTTTCATTCACTGCCACTTGTCATCAACGAAGTGCGCGCCACAGAGGCGGTGCTTAACCGCATCTACGACGCCGCCAAGCTCGGCTTGAAGGGCGACAACTTAGCGCTTGCCGCAGGCATGGTGCCCACCGCCTACCGGCAGTTGTGCGAGTTAGACAGAGCGGCGCAGTTGGCCGAACAAAAAGGCCGCGCCGACGGGGAGCTGCTGGCGTCTAAGCAACTGCACAAGGCAGCCGAGCAGGGCGACGCCAAGGCAGCGCTGGCGGTCTTGCAAAACGTCCACGGCTGGGTAGCCAAGCAGGCCATCACAGTGGACGTCAACCAACAGATCAGCATCCTTGGCGCACTGGCCGAAGCCGAGCGCAGGGCAGCAGACGTGGTGGACGTTATCGCACACGAACCAAGCCCCGCACTGCAAGCGCGGCTGGCCCCACACAAACAAAGCGTCTGATGCAAACCACAATCTATTCGGCTGAAGACGAACAAGAACTCATGGCGCGCCTGTGGGCGCCGCAGTACAAGGACAACCCACTGGCGTTTGTGCTGTACACGTTCCCGTGGGGCGTCAAGGGCACGCCGCTGGAACACTTCAGTGGCCCACGCAAATGGCAGCGCGAGGTGCTCCAGCAGATCGCCGAGCACATCAAACAGAACAAAGGTCAGGTGGACTTCAACACCCTACGCCACGCGGTGTCATCAGGGCGCGGTATCGGCAAGTCGGCGTTAGTCTCATGGATCGTGATCTGGATGCTGTCCACACGCATCGGCTCGACGACCATCGTGTCGGCTAACAGTGAGTCGCAGCTCCGCTCGATCACATGGGCCGAGATCACTAAGTGGCTGGCGATGTCGCTCAACAGCCACTGGTTCGAGGTGTCAGCCACCAGGCTGATGCCAGCCAAGTGGCTGACCGAGCTGGTCGAGCGTGACCTGAAAAAAGGCACGCGTTACTGGGGCGTTGAGGGCAGGCTCTGGTCAGCGGAGAACCCAGACGCTTACGCGGGTGTGCACAACTTCGACGGCGTGATGGTAATCTTCGACGAGGCCAGCGGTATTGACGACGCCATCTGGGCGGTAACGGCGGGTTTCTTTACAGAGAACACGCCGAACCGCTTTTGGCTGGCGTTTTCCAACCCACGGCGCAACAGCGGGTATTTCTACGAAACATTCCACAGCAAGCGCGAGTTCTGGCAGACCAAGGTGGTGGACGCGCGCACGGTGGAGGGCACGGACAAGCAGGTCTACCAGCAGATCATCGACGAATACGGGGCCGACTCATCGCAGGCGCACGTTGAGGTGTACGGCGAGTTTCCAAACGCTGGCGACGACCAGTTCATCTCCAGCATGGTGGTGGACGACGCCATGAAGCGGCCCCTGCACAAAGACCCAAGCGCGCCGGTCATCATCGGCGTGGACCCAGCGCGGTTCGGGGCAGACGCCACCGTGCTGGCCGTGCGGCAAGGGCGGGACATCGTGCGGATCATTCGGCACAGGGGCGACGACACCATGACGGTGGTCGGGCACGTCATCGACGCCATCGAAGAATTCAAGCCCGCGATGGTGTTCATCGACGAGGGTGGCCTGGGAGCGGGCATCGTGGACCGGCTCAAAGAGCAGCGCTACAAGATCAAGGGCGTCAACTTCGGCTGGAAGTCCAAGAACCCGGCCATGTACGGCAACATGCGGGCGCAAATCTGGGGCGACATGCGCGACTGGCTCAAGTCGGCCAGCATCCCCAACGACAGGTTCTTGAAAACCGACCTGATCTCACCTATGATGAAGCCGGACTCCAAAGGATCGATCTTCTTGGAGTCGAAAAAGGACATGAAAGCGCGAGGTTTGGCATCACCAGACGCTGCCGACGCCATAGCGCTGACATTTTCGTACCCGGTCGCAAACCGCGAGGGGTACAATTCTCGTAACACAATTCGTACACTGGCGCCCAGCCGCGCGGTGGCAACTGGATGGATGGGGTCGTAATGGCTACAAAGAAAAGCGTATCACTGTCTGTTGGACGCGGCGAGAAACTGCCCGTGTCCAAGGGTGCTGGGCTGACTGCCAAAGGCCGCGAGAAATACAATCGGGAAACCGGCTCCAACTTGAAGCCTCCCGCTCCGAACCCCAAAACCAAGGCCGATGCGGGGCGTAAAGCTGCGTTTTGCGCCCGAATGGAGGGGGTTGTCAAGAACGCCAAAGGCGATGCGGAACGCGCCAAGGCATCACTCAAACGATGGAAGTGCTGATCATGGCTACAAAACCCGGACTCTACGCCAACATCCACGCCAAACGCGAGCGCATTGCTGCCGGTTCTGGCGAAAAGATGCGCAAACCCGGCTCTGCTGGCGCACCCACGGCCAAAGACTTCAAAGAGTCGGCCAAAACGGCCAAAAAGCCAGCGAAAGGTAAATGATGCCACTCGTCAAAAGTGCCTCAAAAGAGGCGTTTCGCAAGAATGTAAAGGCCGAAGTGGCCTCTGGCAAGCCCGTCAAACAGGCCGTTGCTATCGCCTACTCTGTCAAGCGCGAAGCCCAAAAACCAGCCCAAAAGAGCAAAAAATGACCCTTCGTGCCATGCAAAACTGCCTGATCATCCAGCGTGATGTCGAAAAACATCCGCTGTTTGTGCTCCCACTCGACGAAAGCGGCGAGACAGGCATCGTGGTATCGGCTGGGCCGGACTGCAAAGAACTCAAGTCCGGTGATCACGTATACTTTGGGGTAGGGCAAGAATTTGCGCACGGTGGCACGAAGTACGTTGTCATCCGCGAACCCCATGTTTTAGGAGTCTTGAATGGCTGATCCTACCGGCATCGTAGCCGCAGCAGCAGTTGCTGTCGGCGGTTCGGCCAGAAACCAAAGCGAAGCTGACATTCTGGCAACCGCTCGATCACGTCTTGATCTGGCGGTGTCTGCGCTCTCCGAATCTCGTGAAGACGAGGTTGACGACCTGAAGTTTTACGCCGGATCGCCCGACAACCACTGGCAGTGGCCTGCCGATGTGCTGGCAACCCGTGGCGCTGTGCAGGGTCAGACCATCAACGCGCGCCCGTGCCTAACCATCAACAAGCTGCCGCAGCACGTTCGTCAAGTGACCAACGACATGCGGCAAAACCGACCTGGCGCCAAAGTCATTCCGGTGGACGACAAGGCCGATTTGGAAGTCGCCGAGGTTTTGAATGGCATGATTCGCCATATCGAATACATCTCTGACGCTGACGTGGCCTATGACACGGCCTGCGAGAACCAGGTGGCCTATGGCGAGGGCTACATCCGCATCCTGACCGAGTATTGCGACGACGACACATTCGACCAAGACATCAAGATTGGCCGCGTTCGCAACAGTTTCTCGGTCTACATGGACCCCACGATCCAAGACCCAACCGGTGCAGACGCCAAGTGGTGCTTTATCACCGAAGACGTGACAAAAGCCGACTATGAGCGCATGTACCCCGATGCAGCGCCCATCACCACGCTGCAATCACTCGGCGTAGGCGACCAGTCGATCTCTAACTGGCTCAACGAAGACACGATCCGCATTGCGGATTACTACTACGTTGACTACGACCGCGCCACGCTGAACTTGTACCCTGGCAACGTCACGGCATTTGCTGGCACGCCCGAGGACAAAGACTTGCGCGCTGTCTATGGCAAGCCCAAGCGCTCACGCGAGGCCGACCGCGCCCGCGTGAAGTACTGCAAGATCAACGGCTACGAAATCCTTGAGAAAAACGAGTGGGCTGGACAGTGGATTCCTGTGGTCCGTATTGTCGGCAACGAGTTCGAGGTCGATGGCCGTTTGTACGTGTCGGGCTTGGTGCGCAACGCCAAGGATGCCCAGCGCATGTACAACTACTGGGTCAGCCAAGAAGCTGAGATGCTGGCGCTGGCCCCCAAGGCTCCGTTCATCGGCTACGGTGGACAGTTTGAGGGCTACGAGGAAAAGTGGAAGACGGCCAACACGAACAACTGGCCGTACCTTGAGATCAATCCTGACGTTACAGACGGTCAGGGCGCTGTGCTGCCACTACCCCAGCGGGCGCAGCCCCCAATGGCCTCCAGCGGCCTGCTGCAAGCCAAATCGGGCGCGTCTGAGGACATCAAAGCCACGACAGGTCAGTACAACGCATCGCTGGGTCAGGGTGGCAACGAACGCTCCGGCAAAGCCATTCTTGCGCGTCAGCGTGAGGGTGATGTGGGCACATACCACTACGGTGACAACCTGACTCGCGGTGTGCGTCACATCGCTCGTCAACTGGTCGATCTGATCCCTAAGATTTACGACACGCAGCGCGTTGCCCGAATCATCGGCGAAGACGGTGTGACGAAAATGGCGAAGATTAACCCTGATCAGGAAGAACCGGTGCGTGAAGTGCGCAACCAAGAGGGCATCATCATCGACAAAATCTACAACCCCGGTGTGGGTAAGTACGATGTCGTGGCGACCACTGGCCCAGGCTACGCTACCAAGCGCCAAGAAGCACTTGATGCGATGGGCCAGCTGTTGCAGGGTAATCCTCAACTGTGGGCCGTGGCTGGTGATTTGTTCGTCAAGAACATGGACTGGCCTGGTGCTCAAGAGATGGCAAAGCGTTTTGCCAAGACCATTGATCCGAAGCTGATCAATGATGGTGAGCAATCGCCCGAGTTGCAAGCAGCCCAGCAGCAGATTCAGGCAATGAATCAGCAGATGGAGCAACTGGTCGGAATGCTGGAGAACGTCAAGAACTCCGAGATTGGCCGCACCAACGAGATCAAAGAGTTCGAGGCGATGGTCAAGGCGTATGCCGCCGAAACACAGCGTATTGCCGCTGTTCAGGCCAGCATGACGCCCGAGCAAATCCAAGACATCGTGATGGGCACCATCGCGGCTGCACTCGACACCGGCGACCTGGTGGCAGGGATGCCTCAGATGCCTCCGCAGCAGTTGCCCGACATGGGTGAGGCTATGCCTGCGCCAGCGCCTGAACAACCGATGGGAGCACCCGTATGAGCAAATGCACTTGCGCCGACTTTGTAGGCGCATTGTTCTTGGCCCGAGATGTGGCGCACAGCGTCCACCTCAACACCCGCAGTTTCTCCAAGCATTCTGCGCTGAACACGTTCTACGACGAAATAATCGATCTGGCTGACGGTTTTGCCGAAGCCTACCAAGGGCGGCATGGCCTGATCGGCCCCATCTCGTTGCAGTCGGCCAAGAAGACATCCAACATCGTTGAGTTTCTTGAAGCCTCGCTGGCCGAGATCGAAGAAATGCGGTACGAGTTCATTGACAAAACCGATTCAGCGCTTCAAAACCTGATCGACGGCATCATTGAGTTGTATCTGAGCACACTGTACAAGCTAAAATTCTTAGCATAACCGTTGTGCAATAATTGCCAGCAGTGGTACATTTATGAAAATAGGAGTTGTCATGGAACTTTTAAGACCTCTGGCCGATGGAGTATTCCCGGCAGCGACTGTTGCCTACACGGGCACTGCTGGCTCAACCAGCACTTGGGCCGCTGGTCCTCAAGGTGTTGTCATCTGGGCAACCACTCCGTGCTACGTTGTTGTGGGCGAAGGCGTTACCGCCACCACGGCAAGCACCCCAATTCCCGCATTTACACCAATTCCGTTCACCGTGCCTGAGGGCACAGGTGCTCCTTGGCGCGTCAGCGCGATCCAAGTGTCAACGGGCGGCTCGGTTTACTGCAAACCCATAAACATCCGATGAGTTTCGGGGTTGCCATCAGAAATGCTGTGTCCATCGGGCTGGGCGGCATCGCCTCGCTCTTTTCTGGCACGATTGACAGCAGCTTGACAGTAGACAATCTACTGACAGAATCTGGGGCAAACCTTGTTCAAGAAAATGGCGATTACATCCTTCTGGAGTGAATAAATGGCTGATCTTAAAATTTCCCAGTTGCCGTTAGCAACGACCCCGCTTGCAGGCACGGAAGTCCTGCCCATTGTTCAGACCGGTACGACCAAACAGGTGGCTGTTAACAACATTTTGCCTGCTGGTGCCACTACGGCAACCAACACCCAGACGCTGACAAACAAGACGATTGCTTTTGCAGACAACACCCTGACCGGTGTTGCAGGCACCACGGCAACTCAGACCCTGACCAACAAAACCATCGAAGCTGGCACGTTTACCAACGGCTACACCGAGGAAATTGTCACTGCCAACACTGGCACAGCTTACACAATTGACCTCGCCAATGGTTCTGTGCAGTACCTGACATTGACAGGCAACTGCACTTACACTTTCCCCACCCCCGTTGCTGGCCGCTCGTTCATCTTGATTCAACGTCAAGACGGTACAGGCGGTCGCACAGTGACATGGCCTGCATCGGTCGATTGGCCGTCAGCCACAGCGCCCACATTGACCAGTACGGCCAACCGTGTGGACAAATTTGTATTTACAGCCATTGACGGATCGAATTGGCTTGGTTCAAACGCAGGCCAGAACTACACCGTCTAAGGGGTACAAATGTTCAGTTCAAACACAACGCAGGTGTCGTCTGATGCCACCTTTATTGAAGATGTGTTCTCGACTTGGCTGTATACAGGTGACGGCAGTACAAGCCCCGGTCAAACTATTGTCAATGGTGTTGATCTTGCGGGTAAAGGCGGCATGGTGTGGAGAAAAAGCCGAAGTGCTTCGGGTAGCCATTATTTAGCGGATACAACGCGAACAGCGGCTGCGGGGCAGCTTAGTACCAACAATACAAACGCGCTGTCTTTTGCGGGAGCATTTACATTCAATGCAAACGGTTTTACTGCGGCTGATGTTTATGGAAGTGGGGTAACAACTGCTTCATGGACCTTCAGAGAACAGCCGAAATTTTTCGATATCGTCACCTACACGGGCGATGGTGTTGCTGGGCGACAAATTGCTCATGGTCTTGGGTCTGTTCCGGGTTGCATTATTGTTAAATGCACAACTGATGCAACTAATTGGGCTGTTTATCACCGATCCATCGGGGCAACAAAATTTCTGCTTTTGAACTCAACCAATGCAGAAGCAACGGCTTCAGACAATTGGAATAATACTGAACCAACTGCAACGCACTTTACTCTTGGCACCTCCAACGGAGTTAACGCAGATCCAGCGGTTTGGGGTACTCGCACATACGTTGCATATGTGCTCGCCCATGACGCAGGAGGCTTTGGCCTGACGGGTACGGACAATGTGATTTCGTGTGGGTCGTTTACTTCTACCGGTGCTGGCGCTGCAACGATCACGTTAAACTATGAGCCACAATTGATAATTGCAAAACGGTCCGACGCTACCAGTGGCTGGTTTATGATTGACAACATGCGAGGCTTTCCTTTTTCAGGGGCTTCCCAATTTGTGCAAGCAAACACATCTACTGCCGAAAACGGTACGCTGGACTTCACAATTAGAAACACAGGCTTCTATTACGATGGATCATCAAACGCCACATTCATCTACATCGCCATACGCCGTGGCCCGATGAGGACTCCTACGACCGGTACGAGTGTGTTTGTGCCTGTTGTGGCTACAAGTGGTACAGCAACTACAAACTTCCCGATTGATATGCAAATTCTTTCGGACAAGGGCAGCAATAACTCTATTTTGAATCAACAATTTGTTGACAGATTAAGAGGCGTATCAAGTACCGCAACACAGCAGGGTGTGTATTTACTTTCTCCTTCAACTGCGGCAGAAAGCAGCGCCTTTCCGTCTTCTTCGAAACAATGGAGCAATACGGGGTTTGATATTCCTCTAAATTACGAAGGTGGGTCATCACTTTATTTGTCTTTCAGACGCGCCCCATCCGTATTTGATGAAGTTTGCTATAAGGGTACGGGACCAAATCAAGTTGTCACGCATAACCTCGGGGTTGTGCCTGAACTAATTATCATAAAAGCCAGAACAGATACAACAGCTTGGAACGTCTACTCATCGGCTGTCGGCTCAGGCAAGCGTTTGTTCCTCAACACAACAGACGCTGTAAACAACCTTGACGGATACGCTGCACTTTCCTCAACAACTTTTACCACAGGTGCGAGCGCACAAGTTTGTGGAAGCGGTAATAACTACGTAGGATACCTGTTTGCTTCTTGCCCCGCCGTGAGCAAAGTTGGCAGTTACACTGGTACTGCAACAACGCAAGCCATTAACTGTGGTTTTACTGCCGGTAGCCGGTTTATCATGATCAAACGCACTGACAGCGCTGGTGATTGGTATGTTTGGGACTCTGCCCGTGGCATCGTGTCTGGTAACGACCCTTACTTGTTGCTCAACAGCAGTGCCGCTGAAGTCACATCAACCGACTGGGTGGACACTATTGCCAGCGGGTTTGAACTTACAAACACGGCACCAGCGGCTCTTAACGCATTGGGCGGCAACTACATCTTCTTGGCAATCGCATAAGGAATCATCATGCAAATCAGAATTCAATCGACAGGTGACGTGGTATCGGAGCAGGGCTTTCGGGCTTTGCACCCCAACACTTCCATGCCCCAGCAACTGACAGAAGCCGCTATCAACGAGTTGGGCGGCGATATAGTCTTTGAAGGCCCACAGGCGACAGGTGGTACGGTGTACCAGTACAGCCAACTCGCTGGCGTAGAGCAGATCGGTGGCAAGTGGTACACAAAGTACATTCTTGGCCCCGTGTTCACTGATGGTGAGACAACTGTTGCCGAGCAAGAAGCTGCCTACAAAGCGGCCAAGGATGCCGAGCAGGCCAAGTCTGTCCGCGCCGCTCGCGACGCCAAGCTCGCCGCAACCGACTGGGTGGTAATCAAAGCCCTTGAAGCCGGTGTTGCTGTGCCTGTTGACGCTGCGGCTACCCGCCAAGCCCTTCGTGACATCACCTCGCAAGCCGGTTTCCCTTGGACCGTGACTTGGCCTGACGCTGCCTGATCATGCCTCAAGCAGTCACGCTTACCCCCTCGCCAAAAATGCAGTTTTTCACGGCTGCGGGTATCCCGTTGGTCGGCGGCAAACTGTTCACCTACGCCAGCGGCACCACAGTGCCCTTGGCTACGTACACCGACGACACTGGTGTTTTCGCCAACACAAATCCAATCATTTTGGATTCGCGTGGTGAAGCTGGTGTGTGGCTCGGCCCTGCCAGGTACACGTTTGTCCTCAAGGATGCTGACGACAATTTGATCTGGACCGCTGATGGCGTAGGCACTGTGCAGGGGGTTCAAAACCCACCCATCACAGCAGCAGCAGGTCAGACCGTGTTCAGTGTGCCTCAGTACGGCCTTGGCGGCTACCTGATGGTGATTGTGGACGGCCTCGTCAAAACGTACAACGTAGACTATACTGAAAGCAGCACGACAAGCATCACATTTGACGCTGGCCTCACAGCCGGTCAAATCGTAGTGACTCGAATGCTGTAATCAACCAACCGTACCGGCGAGGTTCACCGGGAACTCAACAGAGTTAAAACATGACTGAAGAAGTCCAAGCCTTAGCGGAAGTTGACTCCGCGCCTGCGCCAGAAGTGACGGCCACTTCTGAGAATGCTGTAAATGCGCCGGAAGTCGCTGAGAACCAGCCCGATCAACCTGCGTCGAAGACATTCACGCAAGAAGAACTCGATGCTGCTATCGGCAAGCGCCTCGCAAGAGAACAGCGCAAATGGGAACGTGAACAAGCTGCACGGTTAGCACAGCAAGCCGCGCCAGTTGCTCCGAAAGAGGTTCCGTCGATTGACAATTTTGAAAGCCCTGACGCCTATGCGGAAGCACTGGCGCTGAAAAAGGCTGAAGAATTGCTCATGCAGCGGGATCGTCAAAAGGAGCAAGCTGTCATTGTTGAAGCCTACAGCGAACGTGAGGAAAAAGCACGGGACAAGTACGACGACTACGAAGACGTTGTGTACAACCCAAAGCTGCGAATCACTGACGTGATGGCCGAGACAATTCAGCACTCTGAAATTGGGCCTGACCTTGCCTACTGGCTCGGATCAAACCCCAAAGAAGCTGATCGCATCGCCCGTCTGTCGCCTATCATGCAGGCACGAGAAATCGGAAAGATTGAGGTCAAGTTGACCGATAATCCTACGGTAAAGAAAACAACCTCTGCGCCAACACCTATCAGTCCGGTGACTGCGAGGTCTTCGGGAAGCCCGAGCCATGACACGACTGACCCCCGGTCAATCAAAACCATGAGCACTTCGGAGTGGATCGAAGCCGAACGCAACCGCCAGATTCGTAAGTACGAAGCGCAACGCAACCGCTAATTTTTGAAAGGACTTTTCAATGTCTAACAGCATTCTGACGATTGATATGATCACCCGCAAGGCTCTGGAAATTCTGGAGAACAACCTTGTGATCACCCGCAACGTGAACCGCCAGTACGACGACAGCTTCGCTGTTGAAGGCGCTAAGATCGGTTCCACACTGCGTATCCGTTTGCCCGACCGCGCTCTGGTCACTGACGGTGCCGCCCTGCAAGTTCAGGACGACAACGAACAGTTCACCACTTTGACTGTCGCCTCGCAAAAGCACATCGGTGTGAACTTCACATCCGCTGAATTGACCATGCAATTGGACGATTTCGCAGAGCGTGTGTTGAAGCCTCGTATCAGCCAGTTGGCCTCCAGCATTGACGCTGACGTTGCCAACGCCTATCGCTCCATCGGTAACTCCGTGGGCACTCCCGGCACCACTCCCGGCACTTCTTTGGTCCTGTTGCAGGCCCAGCAGAAGCTGAACGAGAACGCCGCTGTGATGTCTCCACGTTACGCCACCGTCAACCCTGCCGCCAACGCTGGTCTGGTTGAAGGCATGAAAGGTTTGTTCAACCCCACCGACACCATCAGCAAGCAGTTCAAGAACGGCATGATGGGCACTGGCGTGTTGGGCTTTGAAGAAATCAACATGTCTCAGTCGATCAAGCAGCACACCACTGGTTCGCGTGACGCTTCCGCTTCGACCACCGTGAAAACTCCCGGTGTGACATCCGAAGGCGCTTCGACCGTTGTGTTGACCCAAGGTTCTGTGACTACAACAATCAACGCTGGTGATGTGTTCACTATCGCTGGTTGCTTCGCAGTCAACCCACAGACCCGTGAGTCCACTGGTTCGCTGTTCCAGTTCGTTGCCCTGACCACCGCTACTGCTGTGTCTGGTGACTGGACTGTGACTGTGGCCCCGATGTACTCGGCCACCCACGCTCTGGCAACCATGACTCAACTGCCTGCCACTGGCAGCGCTGTGACCTTCTTGGGCGCTGCTTCTACTCAGTACGCTCAGAACTTGGTCTACCACAAAGATGCGATCACTTTCGCAACTGCTGACCTGTTGCTGCCTCAGGGTGTTGACATGGCTGCTCGTGCCGTTCACAACGGTATCAGCCTGCGCGTTGTTCGTCAGTACGACATCAACAACGACCGTCTGCCTTGCCGTATCGACGTTCTGTACGGCTTCAGCACAATCCGTCCACAGATGGGTTGCCGTATCTGGGGTTAATAAAATGGGGCTTCGGCCCCGTTTCTCGTATCAATTTTGAAAGGAAATTATCATGGCTCTCCCTAATGGCGCAGGTGGTTACCAACTTGGTGACGGTAATATCAACGAAGCAACGCTGTTTGTTCAAGGTGCTCCCACTGCCGTGGCTGCTGCCGCGACAATGACCAGCGCTCAACTGGCAAACGGTCTGTTCGTGTTCAACGGCGCTGCTGGCAATTTGACTTTGCCCACCGTGGCACAAGTTGAAGCTGACATCTCCAGCGCTCAGAAAGTCGATGCTGCATTCGACTTCTTCATCATCAACGCAGACGCTTCCGGTTCGGACGCTGTGACGTTGGCTGTCGGTACAGGCTGGACCATTGTTGGTGTGGCTGCTGTGTCTGCCGCCACTTCTGCCCATTTCCGCGCCCGTAAAACAGGTGCCGGTACTTGGACTTGCTACCGCCTTGGCTAAACCCAAATGGGGGCTTCGGCCCCCATTTTTAAAGGAACAATCATGTCCTCCAATACCAAACCAATCGGCGTTGCTTTTGAAGACCAGAACATCATCGGGTCTGACTCTGTGATGTCTGGTGGCGAATTGGGTTACACCGCAGAAGCAAGCGGTACAGTGACTCAATTGACAAGCAAATCGACCGGCGTGACCTTGAACAAGTCTGCCGGTCAGATCACAATGAACGATGCCTCGCTGGCAAACGTCACAAACGTGTCGTTCACTTTGACCAACAGCACAATCAGCGCCAAAGATGTCGTGGTTCTGAGCGTTGCTGCCGGTGCCACTGCTGGTGGTTACAACTGCTGGATTTCTGGCAAAGCCACTGGAAGCTGCACAATCACATTGCGCAACCTTTCGGGCGGTCCGCTGGCCGAAGCCGTTGTAATTAACTTCGCTGTGATTCACGTACTGTAAAGCCAAACGGGGTCTTCGGACCCCGTTCACACCATGAACATCTATTTAAAACACCCGGTTCACGGTCGCAAGATTGCCACATTGGAACTTGAGGCTGAATATGATGAACAAAGCGGCTGGACGCGCTACAATCCAGATACGCCTTCGGACTCCGAAGATGCGGCCCCTATCAACCTTTTGGGGACCAAACGCAAATACACCCGTCGAGTTGAAGCTACCGAGGGTGCAACCGAAGGAGTCTGAGAATGACCACGTACACCGCTGGCGATCAAATCAACCGAGCATTGCGATTGCTAGGGGTACTGGCCGAAGGTGAGACACCAACGGCTGACATGTCAAACGATGCTTTGACTGCGATGGACCAGATGATCGACTCGTGGGACACCGAGCGACTGTCGGTGTTCAGCACACAGGACCAGATTTTCATATGGCCTGCTGGTCAAATCACCCGCACCCTTGGCCCCACCGGCAACTTTGTCGGCCTGCGCCCCGTGCTGCTTGATGACGCCACGTATTACCGTGACCCCGGCACCAACGTGTCGTTCGGCATCAAGTTCATCAACCAGCAGCAGTACAACGGCATCGCGGTCAAGACAGTCACGTCTACCTACCCGCAGGTCATCTTCGTCAACAACACATACCCCGATGTGACGATGACGGTTTACCCTCGTCCCACTCGGGACTTGGAGTGGCACTTTATCTCTGTGGAACGACTGGACAAGCCTGCCACGCTGGCGACAACTTTGCTGTTCCCACCGGGCTATCTCCGTGCGTTCACATACAACTTGGCGATGGAGATCGCGCCCGAGTATGGTATTGAGCCAAGCGAACAGGTCAAGCGAATTGCCATGACCAGCAAGCGCAACTTGAAGCGCATCAACAACCCAGATGACGTGATGTCGATGCCTTACGCCATTGTGGCAACCCGTCAGCGATTCAACATCTACGCCGGTAACTACTGATGAAAAGCCCAATTCTTGGGTCATCGTATGTGGCCCGTAGTGTCAACGCTGCTGACAGCCGCATGGTCAATTTGTTTCCCGAGATAGTCCCCGAGGGTGGCAAAGAACCTGCGTTTCTTAACCGCGCCCCCGGCCTGCGCTTGCTGGCGAACATGGGCGATGGGCCGGTTCGCGGCATGTGGCAGTTCAACAATTTCGGCTACGTTGTGTCCGGCAACGTGTTGTACAAAATCGACTCGTTGTGGAGGCCGACTGTACTTGGCACTGTGTCCGGCTCACCCGGTCCTGTCAGCATGTCGGACAACGGCACTCAGTTGTTTGTAGCCTGCAACGGCCCCAGCTACATTTACAACAGCCTGACAAATCAATTCAAGCAGATCGACGACCCGGACTTTCCCGGCGCTGTCACAGTGGGCTATTTGAACGGCTACTTCGTGTTCAACGAGCCGAACAGTCAGCGGCTGTGGATCACCCAACTGCTGGACGGTCAATCCATCGACCCGCTTGACTTTGCCAGCGCCGAGGGTTCACCTGACGGTCTGGTGTCGCTGCTGGTCAGTCACCGCGAGGCTTGGTTGTTTGGCACCAACTCGGTCGAGGTGTGGTACGACTCGGGCGCGGCTGACTTTCCGCTGACGCCCGTACAGGGCGCGTTTAACGAGATTGGCTGCGTTGCCGCCTACTCGGTTGCCAAGCTGGACAACGGCATTTTCTGGCTGGGTGCTGACGCCCGAGGTCGCGGAATCGTTTACCGCGCCAGCGGCTACACGGCAACCCGAGTATCGACACACGCTGTCGAATGGCAGATTCAGCAGTACGGCACTTTGTCGGATGCGATTGCGTACACCTACCAGCAAGACGGCCACGCTTTTTACGTCCTGATTTTCCCATCGGCCAACACCACATGGGTGTATGACGTTGCCACATCGGCGTGGCACGAAAGAGCGGCGTTTGTCAACGGCAGCTTTACGCGCCACCGCTCCAACTGCCAAATGTCGTTCAACAACGAAATCGTTGTGGGCGATCACGAGGTTGGCAACATCTATGCGTTTGACCTTGACGTGTTCACTGACAATGGTGATGTGCAGAAGTGGCTGCGGTCGTGGAGAGCGCTACCAACTGGCACAAACGATCTCAAGCGAACCGCGCAGCACTCGTTGCAGCTTGACGCTGAGACTGGGGCGATTGACGCGAATGTCACGACGCCACCTGTCAATGTGGACATTTCCGATCCGAATGACGACTTGTTGACGGAAAGCGGTGATTTCCTCGTGTGGGAGTATTTCACCGGCGATGTGAATGAAGTCCTATTGACCGAATCCGGTGACGACCTTGTTCAGGAAGATGGTGGGCAGATCGTCGTTGCAACGGTTCCGTCCAGTGCCGTTGGTGGCAAGCTGCTGGTTCAAAAATCACAACTTCAGGCAACAGCGATTGACCCTCAGGTCATGCTGCGCTGGTCCGACGATGGTGGGCACACTTGGAGCAACGACCACTGGCGTTCTATGGGCCTGACGGGCCAATACGGTCGCCGTGTGATCTGGCGCAGGTTGGGCATGACCTTGAAGTTGCGTGATCGCGTCTACGAAGTGTCAGGCACCGATCAGACCAAGATTGCCATCATGGGTGCTGAATTGATCATGAGTCCTACGAATGTCTGAGCAAACGCCAAACATCACCAAGATTCCGGCATCTCGTGTGCCGCTATCAGACCCGCGCACAGGGTTGATTTCGCACGAATGGTTTCGGTTTTTCAACAACATCTACACCATCACAGGCGGCACTGAGCAGGGCATCACCCAAATCATCAACGGTGGCACTGGCGCATCGACTGCTGAGCAGGCGCGGGATAATTTAGGTGCGGGTACAGTACGCCGGGTAATTGGTACGGGTTTTGCAAGCGGTTTGACGCTTGTTGGCGAGGTTACTGACATCGGCACAATCTCTCTTGAGGGTGAGGTGATTGCCGACTTGAGTGGAGCCACAGGTGTGCTTGCGGTTGCCAATGGCGGCACAGGCTTATCTGCACGACCCTCGGTTGTGACCAAAACCGCTGACTTTACCCTTGCTGACACCGAAGGGTGGGTCATCAACAACAAGTCCGGCTCGACCTGCACCGTTACGCTGCCAGCCGCCTCGTTGTGGGGCGGTCGGTCAGTGACGTTTAAAAACCTGCAAGCGCAGACTCTTGTGTCAGCGGCAAGTGATGTTGCACCAATTGGCAGCGCCACTTTGGGCACTGCGATCCTTCCAGCCAGCGTGGGCGCATGGGCGACCCTCGTGTCGGATGGGGCAAACTGGGTGGTAATGCAATCATGATCACAGTCACCTACGGCAAAGGCTTCCAAATCGCAGACCCCGAGCGGGTCAAGGTCAAGTTCCGTGAAAAGATCATGATTGTGCAAGATGGCCTGCAACAACTGATCGACAGTGGGGCTGTGCAGTCCACCCTCGAAGACTGTACCCTCAAGCACTATTTCACCCCCAAGGACGAAACTTACGGGTGCTGCGCCTACGCCAGGGAAATGATGATTCCGAAGGGAACTTTGATCATTGGCAAGATTCACCGTCACCAGCACTTGAACTTTATCTCTAAGGGTAAGGTCACAGTGTTCACGGAATTTGGGCAAAAGCACCTTGAGGGGCCGTGCACCTTCGTGTCTGAGGTAGGTTTGAAACGGGCTGTTTATGCCGAAGAAGACACACTTTGGACGACTGTTCACTTGACTCAGTTTGAATCTGAGTCAGAACTGGATAAAATCGAGCAAGAGGTCATTTCACCATCTTATGACGAGATGGGCCTGATTGCTTGCGTTGACGCTTTGCCGAAACTTGCGGCACAAGGAGAGAAATTATGACATGGGGTTTTGTAGCCGTTGCGGCTGCCACAGTGGTGGGCGCAAAAATGGGGTCTGACGCCGCAGAAAGCGCCGCAGAAACTCAAGTTGCCGGTGCTGAAGCAGCGGGGGCCGTGTCTGAACGAATAGCCGACAAGCAAATCGCAGCGCAAACAACAGCGCTGGACAGAACGCTTGCCGCAGGTGAAACAGCGCTTGACAAGCAGATTACCGCAGCTGACACAGCGCTTAACCGAACAATAACTGCAAACAAAGAAACCGTTGCTTTGCAAATTGCAGCGGATAAAGATACTGTTGATAAGCAAATCAATGCCGCTACGGTCGCGTTGAATGCCACAATTGCTGCTCAAGAACGCGCTGTCGCCGCAAACAACGCCGCAGCCGCCGCAGCGCTTGAAAAACAAATTGCCGCTCAAAGAGAAGCCCTTGATAAACAGTTGGGCTTGCAGCGCGAGTTGTTCGACAAACAGGTCGAGAACCTCCGTTCGTTCAAGGAAGCGGGTGAAGCCGGTCAATCTCGGATGATGGACCTGTTGGGTCTAAGCGGTAACACAAAGGCTCCTGGCTATGGTTCAGCAGCCAACACCTTTAAGGTAGAAGGCTTTGACCCGAACACGTTGTTCAAAGAGTTCAGCGCCGCAGAAATGGAGCAAGACCCCGGCTATGCGTTTCGCGTTGCCGAGGGTCAAAAAGCCATTGAGCGTTCGACTGCCGCCCGAGGCGGTTTGCAGTCTGGTGCTGCGCTTAAAGCCGCTGCTCGATTCGGTCAGGAGATGGGTTCTCAGGAATACCAGAACGCATTCAACCGATTCCAAGCCAACAAAGCGTTTCAGGCCCAGGAGTACGGCAACGCTTTCAACCGGTTCATAAGTGAACGCCAAAGCCTGCTGGCACCGCTGCAAGGGTTGACCGCCAGTGGTCAAGCCGCTGCCGCTGGTCAAGCTGCTGCTGCTGGTAACTTGTCGAGCGCGTCGTCGCAAGCACTTCAAAATTTCGGTGCCGGTCAAGCCGCCGCTTACGGTAACTACGGGGCCAACATCGGCAGTGCTGCGCTGGCGCAGGGTGCTGGTCAAGCTGCTGCCTACGGTAATTTCGGCGCTGCTCAATCAGGCGCGTTTGGTGCATCGAATGCTGCCCGTCAAAGTGCCTACGGTCAAGCTGGGTCCGGTCTTGCGAATGCCTACGGTCAGTTTGGTTCCAATACGGCCAATGCTTACGGTCAAGCAGGGTCTAATGCAGCCAATGCTTTTGGCAACTATGGCAGCAACTTGAGCAACATCTACGGCCAGTCGGGTGCCGGTCAAATCAATGCGATCACTGGTGCAGCCAACGCAAGAGCCGCAGGTCAGATTGGTTCTGCGAATGCATTCACGAATGCCTTGAACACAGGTGTCAGTTTGTACGGTATGTACAACCAGAATCAGTTGTTGAACAGATACCTCTCACGAGGTTAAGGAATAAACATGGCGCTCGACCCCAGCATCATCCTTGGTGCAAAGTCACCACAATTCGACCTGTCGCAATTCTCGCCAATGAACACGCTGGCGAGCGCGATGAAACTCAAGCAGCTTCAGCAAGAAGGCGACATCAACGCTTTGAATCTTCGGGAGCGTCGAGGGCTGCAAGAGTTTTTGAGCGGTGGCCGGGAAACAGAAGCGCCTGACCTTAACTCACCTGAAGCCCGTACCGCACTCGTCACAAGGTTCGGCGAAACTGGTCGTAAGGTTGCCACCGGCTTGACTGGTATTGACAAAGCCCGTGCTGACCTTCTCAAAGCTGAAACTGATGAGAAAACACGCCGCAACGCTTTGACTGTCTCCAAGACAGCGCAGTACCGTGACCTGCTTGCTAACGTGAACGACCAGCGTTCTGCGATTCGGTGGATTCAGTTGCAGCAGAACGATCCTGACTTGGTTGACTCGCCTATCGCCAAAGTTTCGATCATGGACGCCGCCCGTAGCATCCCTGCTGACCCTGAAGGGTTCAACCAGTGGAAGCAGCAAGCCGCTCTGGGTATCAGCAAGTTCATCGAGTTGAACAAACCATCGACCATGCAGATCAACCGTGGCGGGGCGACAGACGTTATCCAAACCCCAGGTTTGGGCGGCGCGCCTAAGACCGTTGGCTCGTTTGTAGATGTGCCTTTGCCAGCGGATGTGCAAGCGCAGAACTTGCAAAGAGCAGCAGCTAGCCGCCCTGTCACCACGGTCCAGTTGCCGCCGCAAGAGAAAGCCGAGCAGATTGATCGCGGCAAGTTGTTGGTTGACCAATACAAAGACATCTCCAAAGCAGCCGGACTGGCCGCTAAGACGCTGCCGTCGCTTGACACCAACTTGAACATTCTGAACAAAGGCTTTACGACTGGTTTTGGCACAGAAACCAAAGCTGCTGGCGCAAGCGTGCTGGCCGCGCTGGGCGTCAGCAACGCCGATAAATTTGCCACCAACGCGCAAATCTTTCAGGCGAAAGCCACAGAAGCCGTGCTGCAAAAGCAGTTGGAACAAAAAGGCCCGCAGACCGAAGCTGACGCGAAGCGTATCGACGCCGTGGGCGCGCAACTTGGCAAGACCACCGACGGTAACAAGTTCTTGCTGACCGTTGCCAAAGAGCAGCTGCGCCGCGATATAGATCAGCGCAACTTCTACGACGCCTGGTGGAAGAAAAACAAGACCTACGACGGCGCCGAAGACGCATGGTTTGCTGGCGAAGGCGGCAGGTCATTGTTCGACCGCCCAGCGCTCAAGTCATATGCAGCGCCTGCTGAAAGCACTGCCGCGCAGATTCCTACGACCGCTACGCCTACACGCGCAGCACCCGCACCTGCCATCCCGCAAGCCGCGATTGATGCTCTTAGAGCTGGCCGGGGTACTGACGCACAGTTTGACGCCATCTTTGGTCCTGGAGCTGCGAAACGTGCCAGAGGAGGCAAGTAAATGGCCGCTAATCCTTTTGCTGAATTTGCCCCTGCATCGGCGGCTACAGTAAATCCGTTTGCTGAATTTGCGGCTGCACCAGTCCAAACCGAAATACCTAGCGCCCGCCGAGAGCCGAGCTTTCTGACGCGGTTTGGCCGCAGCGCGGCTTCGCTGGCTGACGTTACGGTGGGCGGCGTGCTGCCTGCCGTTGTGCAGCAAGTGGGCTACCCGCTGGCGCGTTTGGGCCGTTCGCCGCAAGAAGCGCAGGCCGCTACCGCGCGCCTGGTTAGCGCAGTCGAGTCGCCAGTTGGCAAAGCCTTTGGCGTCACTGACACACCGGAATACCAGCAAGAAGCTGGCCGTCAGTTGGTGGACTTCATCGGGCAGAACTTCCAAAAGGGCGCCAAGTGGATCGCCGAAAAGACCGGCCTTCCTCAGTCGGACGTGGAAAACTACATGGGTACCGCGACCGTGGCTGCGCCTACCGCTGTCAAGCCCGTGGCGAGTACAGTTAAGAAGGCGGCTGCGCCGGTAGTTGAGAAAGCCGTTATCGGCGCGAAGATGCCGTTTGAGCCTATGCTTCAAGCCCGCCGCGAACGCCAGTCGCTGGAAGACTACGCCCGTGGCCCGCAGATCGACGCAGCGGCTGATGCGCAGCGTTTGGGCATTGCGCTTAACCCAACAGACATCCAGCCTACCGTCGGCCCCAAGCTGCTGTCGATGGCCGCTGGCCCCCGCGCACCAGAAGCGTTGGCTAACGCCAACAAGAACCAAGTGCGTAAGGTGGCACTTGGCGACATGAACTTGCCGGAAACCACGCAGCTCAACAGCCCAAAGGCGTTCCAGCAAGCGCGTGCTCAAGTGGCCGCGCCCTACGAACAGGTCAAGAAGCTGCCTATCCAGCAGGCCGACGACGCGATGATCCAACAGTTGGAAGCGCTACGCGCAGACTTGGACGTCATCGGCGCCAAAGAGTACGCCCCGGCCATTGGCAAGATCGTTGACGACGCGATTGCCAAGACGCAGACGGGCCTGACCGGTGAGCAGCTGCTCAAGAACATCAGCGTGCTGCGTGAGCGCGCACGCAAGACATACAACAACAAAGCTGCCACCACCGAGGCGCTCGACATCGCCGACACCAACCTCAAGGTGGCGACTGTGTTGGAATCGATGATCGACAACAGCATCTTCAACCCGAAGCTGTTGAGCGAGTTCCGCGACGCCCGTCAAAAGATGGCGCGCACGTACGCCTACGAAGGTGCGACGGACCTGAACACCGGCATGGTGGACGTGGGCAAACTTGCCCGTATCACGGCCAAAGACAACGCCTTGACCGGCGACATTGCGTCGCTGGGCAAGATCGCCGGTAACTTCCCCGACGTGTTCAGCGGTCAGCCCACACCTGGCTTCTTGAGCGCGCCGCGTCTGAGCCGGTCCGGTGCTGGCGGCGCGGCTGGCGCGTTGGTCGGCTCACAGTTCGGCTTGACCGGCTCTATTTTGGGCGGTGTGCTGGGCGGTGCGGCGGGCGAAACAGCCAGCGCCTTGGCCGCTCGTCGGCTGGCCTCGCCTGGCTACCAAGCTGGCCTGACCCTGCGCGACGCGCGCATTCCGGTCAACCAGTTGGCCGCGTCGATGCAGCCTATCCCGCAGAGCAACGCCTTGGTACCCTACCAAGCACCTGTGGAAGTGCTCGGCCCCGGCGAAGGCCCATACCGGCCAAACTTTGTCATGCAGCCCAACCAGTACGGCCCCCGCGTCACACCGGAAACGCCAGACCTGCGTAACGCGTTGCCTGCACCCAGCGCGGAAGGCACGCTCAACATGCTGCGCGCTGAAGACGCGCGTCGTGGTCAGATGTCTCGCACGCTGGGCCAGCAGGCCGAAGCGCAGCAGGCAGCAGCCGAAGCTGCGGCGCGCCGCCCCACCAGCGGTGCGGTGGAGATGCAGATCAACCCGCTGACTGGGTTGCCCGAGATCGCTACCGGCATCAAGGGCGCCACGCCAGCCACGTTCCAAGACTTTGGTGCGTCGCTCAAGTCGGCCACCGACAAGGCCACGGCTGGCCGCATGTTCGACTTGACCGCAGCGGAAAAGGTTGCGTTCGACAAGACACGCGTTGACCTGGCTGAAGTTGTGTCGGGCATGAAAACGCTAAACGACAAAGCGCTTGCGGCCAAGATGCAAGACCGCGCTTGGGTGCAAGACACTATCGCCAAAGCGCAAGAGAAGGCGCGCGCGTTCGACGCTATCGCCGCCCGCGCCAGCAACGAGCGCCTGCGTCAAGACGCCATGATGAAGCGTGAGCAGATGATGGATTTGCTGGAAACCCTTGAAGGGCAGTTCAGCAAAGCCCGTCCGGTCAAGACCGGCGGTCAAGGCCCAAAGACGCGCGCGTTCCAGCGCAACATGCTGCGCCCAGATGGTGATGAGATTCAAAACGCATTGGTGAAGAAATGAACACGATTGACGCAACAGACGCGCGCCTGTCAACGCACGAGGAAATCTGCGCATTGCGGTACGACCAGATCAACGCGCGCCTCAAGCGCATCGAGGGCATCATGCTCAAGACTGCTGGGGTCATGATCCTGTCAATGGCCGGAACAATCTTCTCGGCTGTCTGGATTCTCAAGTGAAAGACTGGGCCGTCAGCTTCATTGCTGCGGTCCTTGTCGTAGGATTCATCGTCTGGTGCGTCCGTGTTTTTGTTCAGGTGCTGTCATGAGGGTGAAAATTGCCGTCGGCATCATCGTGCTGTGGTGGCTGCTTCAAGTTGCCGTTTTCGTTGGTGGAGTTGTTTGATGGACCCGATCACATTGGCGCTTGCTGGCATGGCGGCTGTTCAAAAGACAGTCTCCATGATTAAAGAAGCCTCATCGACGATAGATGATGTGCGCAGTCTTGGCCCGTTGCTTGGCAGATACTTTGAGCAAAAGCACGAAGTCACCAAAGCGCTGAACCAAGCCAAAAGCAGCGGCGGCTCCAACATGGGCAAGGCGGTTCAGATTGAACTTGACCTGAAGGCCCAGCGGGACTTTGAGGAACAAGTCAAAGGCTTGTTCTTTCCAAACAACATGGACGTTTGGAACAGCATCATGGTCCGTGTGGCCGAGATGGACAAGCAAGACAAGATCGACATGCAGTTGGCCCGTGATCGCGCATTGAGAGCCAAGAAAGAGCGTGAAGAACTCGTCGAAATTCTGATTGTGGTTGGCGGTGTAACGCTGATTTTTCTTTTGGTGGGCTTCGGGGCCTACCTTGTCATGAGCGTAAGGAGTGCGTAATGCTGTCTCTCATTTCAACCCTCGGGGGTTTGCTGATCTCCGGCCTGCCCAAACTGTTGGAGTACTTCCAGAACAAGGCCGACCAGAAGCACGAGTTGGCGCTGGCCCGAGTTCAGACCGAGCGTGAACTCCAACTGGCGGCTGCTGGTTTTGCAGCGCAGGCCCGTGTCGAGGAGATTCGCACTGAACAGGTGGCGATGGAAACCGATGCCCGTATGACCGAGGCAGCGCTGGCGCACGATGCCAAGGTGCTTGAGAAGGCCGCTTCATGGGTGTCCAGTTATGTGGGCACAGTGCGCCCAACAGTGACCTACATCTTCGTAATTGAGTTGGTGGCAATCAACGCCTTCATGGCTTGGTATCTATACCATCACCCCGGCTTGATTCAGAACATCGATGATGTCATCAAGTACTCCGACCTGATCTTCTCCAGCGACGAGATGGCGATGTTGGGCGGTATCATCGGGTTCTGGTTCGGGTCACGTAACTGGGGCAAGAAGTGAAACTGAGCAAGGCAGGTGAAGACCTGATGCACAGGTTCGAGGGGTTCAGAAACAAACCCTACCTGTGCCCTGCCCATATCTGGACGATTGGCTACGGCCACGTCCTGTACCAAGAACAGATCAGGCTACCGATGGTGCGGGTGGAGGGTAAGGAAACGCCCATGATTCGCAGAGAAATGCCCCTAAAAGCGGAGGACAACCGTGCGTTCACGAAAACAGAAATCGACGAACTATTCCGCGCTGATGTCGGAACTTTTGAACGGGGTGTTCTTCGTCTTGTTCCCGGTGTGGTTGGGCGTCAAGGCGCTTTCGACGCTCTTGTCTCTATTTCCTTTAACTTTGGGCTAGGCAACCTCCAGCGCTCCACGATCCGCATGAGAGCGAACCGAGGAGACTGGGAGGGCGCCGCCGAGGCGTTTATGGTTTGGACAAAGGGTGGTGGTAAGGTGCTGCCAGGTTTGGTGCGGCGCCGCGAAGCAGAGCGAACTCTGTTTCTGTCCTAGCCCACACCCGCTCCTCGGTTGAAAAGCGGTGCAGGTTTGCACACTCGTATCGGCGCGTCACCACGCCGTCTGTCTTGCGTGTTCGGGTTTGTTTTACCGACGTCCACACTCCACATATTGGACATTTCATAGCTCGTGTTTGTTCTTGGATGGTTTGATTTTGGGGTGTGCTCGGCTGTGGATGCTGAACTGCTTGTATGCTAAGACATTTTCCTCTTTGGTCAGGTGCTCATACACTTGTGTGGCCCTGGGCCTGAAATACGAATCGCTGGCGAATATGCTGGCGCGAGGGTTCCGGCGCCAAAGGAACGGCGAGTCGGGGTGGCATTTACATTTCAAACGGTTGCTCCTTGAATACTGACCCAATGTGTGCGCGGCTTGTATGTGTTGCCGCCCCACTTAACGCGGTCCTTCGGGTGTGGGCAGTCCTCAGGCACTCTGATCGCCACCCACACCTTGGAATACTGCCCGCGCTTGCCTAACTGCCAGCGGTCCACATAAACGTCAGGCATCGCCCGCAGCGACGTCCTGACGTTGGCGACGTGCATTCCAGTTGCCGCCGCGATCTCATGCGGCGTCATCCCGTCGGGCCTAGCCCGTAGCAGCGCCCTCACTTTTCTTTGGCGTACTGGCGTCACTCTTGCTTCTCCTCGATTGTGTAAAACCAATCGTCACCAGCAGACCACTTGCGTGTGCCATCCACGGTGTAGAACTCTTTGGCTGCTTGGAAGTCAGGAAACTTGACCTCGGCGGGGATCAGGCTCTGGTCGTACCACAAGCACCGGTTGTTGGGCTGCGTGGCAAACTGACCGTTCTCCAGTCGAATGAAGTTAAACGACTTGTGCTCCTCGGCTTGTTCGGTAAACCCAGTGTCAGCGTCCATGCCGTCAGCGCAGAAGTCCACGGTAAACATGTAGCGTCCGTGGTGCCACTCTTTGTCCTTGCCCAAGAACTTGACGCCGAGGTTGCGCAGGCCAATCTTCTCGCATACCGTGAAGCGGTAGCCCATGCAGTCCCACAGTTGCAGCGTGTCGATGGGTAGATCACCGTACTCCTCTTTCCACACGTAGGCGTGAAGGGGTAACTTGTCGTACAGAGCGCCGTAGTTGGGCAGCAACGATTCGATGCGAAACACTTGGCCGCGCAGCGCTTTGATGCTGACCCAAATAGCAGGCTCCAACTCGCCGTGACCTTTGGTGTGGTTGTACAGGAACTCGCGGCGCACAAAGCACTTGAGTGGTGGCAGTGATGCAATGATGTAACTCACTCTTGCTTCTCCTTGACCGTAGCCCATGCCACTTGGTTGCACTTAGCGCATTGGTAGTGGTACTGACTGCGGTGTGGTGATGGGGTCAGCAGCCAGCGGTGTTTGCATTGGTTCATTTCAACTCTCCTTGCGACTCAATGGTTGCCTTGACCAGTTGTTCATCATCGCCACAGGCTTTCCACAATGCGTTCATCAAAACTTCTTCATTGTGTTTAGACTTCTCCCGCTCGGCCTCCGCACTGACATCCACCAACTCCATCAAGCGTTGCATCATGAAGTCGTGTGTCCAAGTTTGAAAACGTTCGGCCTTGCTGTATTGCGCGGCAATCTCCCGCGCCAAGTCCAATGCTTTGTCTTTGGTCATTTCAGATTCCTAAAGGTTATCCACGCTGGTTCTTTGTTGACCACAGGCGGCGGCGTGATCTTCTCGCTGGGCGGCGTCCAGCCGTACTTGCGCCACAGCGCCTGCACATCAGAGCCGCTGCTCCATTTGAAATCAGGGTGTCCTACTGGAATCCACGGTATTGTTTTGTTCACGGTTTTCTCCTTCGATTATTAAGTGCCGGTAGGCACGGATCGCTGCCTTCAAGTCTGCTTGCAGACTCTCGATCAGCGCTTCTTGCTCAGACAACCGCATGGCGGCGTCTTGGGCAAACTTAGCCAGGTTGTGCGTTTCCCACGCCGCAAACCTGTTCATGACTTGGTGGCCTGCGCCAGCAGCTCGGCCCTCTCTCTTGCCACACGCAGCGTGTTGTAGCGCTGGTGCAGGCGCTCGATCACCTTGACGCGGCGCGCGCCTGCCATCTCAGAGTCCAGCAGCGCCTTGACATCTGTCTCTGGCAGCAGCGCCAGCACCTCGTTAAGTTTTCGCCATGTGTAGCTCAATTTTCTTCTCCAGTTGTTCAATCAGTTTGGTCGTGCGGGCGTGTGTCCGCTGCGCTGCGTTGAGCTGGCGCGTCTTGTGCCGCAGCTCAGACTTGGCCGCGCGCAGCTTGGCTTTCCATTGGTCTATTCGTTTCATGTGTTTCCCCTTGCGCGAATGGCGGCGGCGCATTCTTCATAAAGTATGTCGTGATTGTTGTATGCATCAACTGCAAGGTCATCACACACCTTTGCACACGCCTCACGTTCGGCTGAAGCGACAAGGGCGGCAAAGCGCTCAAGAGTCTGAACACCACGCTCACCGGATAACCACACCTCAATCCCGCACTCAATGATGTCTTCGGCGGTATCAAACTCATCAAGAATTCCAGCCTCACGGGCCATGTCTATCGTGGTTTTCATTTAAGTGCCTCCAAGGCAATGGTTGAAAGGCTTTGCTTGTCATGCAGCGCGCCCCAGATTTTGTGATCGACAGTAGCGTCGGTCAGAAATACGTAGCACCACACGTCATGCCGCTGGCCGCTACGATGCAGGCGCCCGACGGTCTGCTCGTACAGTTCGAGCGACCAGGGCAAGGACAAGAAGACGATGTGGTGGCCTCCGTGCTGAAGGTTAAGGCCGTGGCCTGCCGACTTGGGGTGGACGGCCAACAAGGCGACCTCGCCCCGGTTCCAGCGCTCGATGGCGTCGTCGTCGTCAAGGGTTGTAAGTTTAAACCGTCGTTTAAGCTCGGCGAGTTCTTCTTGGTATTGGTAAACCAGTAGGGTGTTGGCATGTTGGTTCTCGTCAAGCAGTTCTTCAAGGCGGTCAAACTTGTGTGACGACAGCCAGATCGGGCCGTTGTCGGAGTACAGAAAACCAGACGACATCTGCTGGAGCTTCTGCGTAACGACAGCAGCGTTGATCGCCACCACGTCGTCCAGCACGAAGTCCTTCTTCATTTTGTTGTAGTCGGTCATGTCCATCTTGCAGGCCACCTCCACGGTGTGCAAGGGCGGCAGCTTGTCCTTGTACTCGCCAGGCTCCAGCACGAACGTCGCGGGCTTGATGCGCTGCATGACCAGCTCCAGCGATCCTTTACGCGGCTGCCACTCGTTGAAGTCCTTGTTGATCAGCGTGAAGTACTGCTGCATGAACGCGCCTTTGGCGCGGCCCAGCAGCGACTGGTCCACGATCTTGCACTGGCCGAACACGTCCTCCAAGCCGTTGCTGGTGAACGAGCCGGTCAAGCCCCAACGCACGGTGATCGGGTCCATGACCTTGAGCAGCGCCTTGAACCTGGTGCCGGACGGGTTCTTCAGCTTGGTCAGCTCGTCGAACACAATGGCGTCGAAGTTCAACTCTTGCTCGGCCAGCCATTGGATGTTGTCGTAGTTGGTCACCACGATGCGGGCGTTGCTCTTGAGCGCTGCCTTGCGCTGTGCTGGCGTGCCCACGGCGACGGCCAGTGAGGCCATCGGCGCCCACTTAGGCTGCTCGACAGGCCACACGTCGGTGCAGACGCGCTTTGGCGCCAGCACAAGGAAGCGCTTGACGTGCTCGTCGCGCAGCATCTCCCACATGGCCGTGAGCGTGATGGCTGTCTTGCCCGCACCCACCGGCGCCAGGATCATGGCGCGGTCGTGCTCGTACAAGAAGTCAGCAGCCGTGTCTTGATAGTCACGCAGTTTCACGCAGCCACCCATCGATTTGTTCTTTATTCCATAGACAAACGTATTTCTGATTCATCAGCGCCATGTCACTGGCGAAGACCTTCTGCAACTCGGACAGCCTGCCGCCCTCGGTCTTGACCTCAACGAACCATGTCTGGCCGTTGGGCAGGCACACGATCCGGTCGGCTACGCCGCGATGCGCAGGGCTGGTGAATTTGTACGCCCGACCACCCAGCTCTTTGACGCGCTTGACGAGGTAGGCTTCGATTTGTTTTTCTAACATGGCCCGAATAATACACGAAAAAAAGTTTTGCACAAATTATTTTTTGTGTGTTAAAATCAAGCCCTCATCAACTACAGGACAGTCAAATGGAATATCACATCCCCGCTGCCGATTACAGCAGCATCAACATCAGCGGCTATGAAGGCGGCGTCTGGATCAGCGTCATGCGTCACTGCGGCTACACATCCACCCACCTCACACGCGGACAGGCCGAGCAACTGCGTGACGCCCTGATCGCTTTGACCACGGAGACAGAAGATGCAGCACAGTAATATCGTCGGCGGCTCGACCGCCAAGCGCGTCATCAACTGCCCCGGCTCTGTGGCGCTTGTCAACAAGATGCCCAAGCAGCCGTCCAGCGAACACGCCGACCGTGGCACGATGCTGCACGACGTGATCGCCGAAATCCTTGGCAAAGACCTGCCGTGGGATCAGTTCATCGGCACAACGTACGAAGGCCAAGTGCTGACGCAAGAGCTGTTCGACGAGAAGATCGTCGTAGCGCTTGAGCTGCTGGACGAAGTTGACCCCGACAAAAGGATGGAATATGAAGTTGAGACACGCGTCGGTTTTGGTGATCTCCTTCCTGGCGTATTTGGTAGCACTGACCTTGTTGGTCGTATTGGTGATCGCGCCATCGTTCTTGATTGGAAGTTTGGCGATGGGGTTGTCGTGGATGCTGAAGAAAATCCACAACTGATGTTCTACGCTGCCGCCAGCATGCGCACCGAAGAAGCCAAGTGGGCGTTTGAGGGTGCAACAGAGATCGAGTGCATCATCATCCAACCGCCCATGATCAAGCGTTGGGTTACTGACAAACTTCGCATCTTGCGTTTTGAGCAAGAGCTGGTGCAGGCGGTTATGGCCGCGCAGCAGCCCGACGCCAAGCTGACCGTGGGCGACCACTGCCGCTGGTGCACAGGCAAACCGATCTGCCCCAAAATGACCGGCGCTGTGGACCGCGCCCTGCAAGTGCAACTGAAAGAAATAGACGTTGACACGCTGGGCAAATACCTCAAGAATGCAGAGCTTCTCGAAGACTGGATCAAAGACCTGCGCGCTCTGGCGCTCCAGTTGCTTGAGAAGGATTTGCCCGTACCTGGCTACAAACTGGTCGCCAAGCGCGGCACACGTCAGTGGACCGACGAAGCAAAAGCGCTTGAGGCGTTGCACGACATGGGCGTCCCCCGTGCCGAGCTGCTCAAGCCCGAAGAATTACTCAGCCCTGCTCAGATGGAGAAGGTGCTGAAAAAGCGCAAGATGGCACTGCCCGACGATCTCGTCGTGTCGGTGTCGTCAGGCACAACACTGGCAAGCGAGGACGACCCCCGCCCAGCAGTGTTGCAAATCGGGCAGCAATTAACCGCTGCTCTCTCTAAACTTCAGTAAAGGACAATCATGTCAAATCTCGCAACTTTCTCCTCGGCAAATCTGCCAGCAGTCTCCACCCTCTCCACCGCTTTGCGTGCGCTTGAACAAGGCGCGGGCACATCGGGCGTCGTGATCCTGAAAATGGACAAGACGGGCCACTGGGTGTTTGGTGCTGACCAGACTGAAGTCGAAGACGACTCCACTTGGGCCGTCAATCCTTTCTCTTTTGTTCACGGCTTCATCGCCTGGGGCGACGGCGAAGTGCTTGGCGAGAAAATGACCGGTGTGCAGCACCCCCTGCCTGAGCTTGACGTAGCGCCTCCTGGCGCCAAGCGCGGCTGGGAAACGCAGATCGGCATGTCTTTGAAGTGCCTCACTGGTGAGGACAAGGACATGGAAGCGCGCTTTACCACGACCTCGGTCGGCGGTAAGAAGGCCGTGCAGGCATTGGGTGTTGCCATCGCCACGCAAGTGGAGAAGGACCAGTCCAAGCCTGTGGCTATCGTGCGCTTGAAGAAAGACCATTACGTCCACAAGTCCTACGGTCGCATCTACACCCCGGTGTTTGAGATCGTGGAGTGGGCCAGCATGGACGGCGCTGCTGAAGCGCCAGCGCCTGAGGCCGAAGCAGCACCCGCTGCTGGTCGCCGCCGCCGCGCAGCCTAAGTGAAATCGGGGCCGAAAGCGGATGCTGTGCACCCTACCCATCACAGAAACTGCGTTTTGACGCTACGGTTGATGGATGCATTCACAGACGCAGCGAGTAGGCCCCACCTATAAAGTAAAGTACAGTATGAATCTTTGGCTTGATTTTGAAACCCGCAGCCGCTGTGACCTGAAGGCCAAGGGCGTCTACAACTACGCGCAAGATAGTACGACTGACGTCTTGATGATGTCCTACGCCTTCGACGATGATGAGGTGCAGACATGGTTGCCGGGTCTGCCGTTTCCCGAGCGTGTGCGCAAACACACTGGGCTGATCTACGCCCACAACGCCGCCTTCGAGCGGTTAATTTTTTGGTACGTACTCCAGATTGACTTCAAGCTGGAGCAGTTCGTCTGCACCGCAGCGCAGGCCCGCGCCAACTGCGCGCCTGGCTCACTGGAAGACGTGGGCCGCTTTGCTGGCGCTGACATGCGCAAGGACCACCGGGGCGCGCAACTGATTCGGCTGCTGTCCGTGCCGCAGGCCAACGGCCAGTTCCGCGAAGACGCCGCCCTGATGCAAGAAATGGTCGAGTACTGTGAGCAAGACGTGCGGTCTATGCGTGCCATCAGCAAAGCCCTGCGGCCACTGTCTGCGGACGAGCTGGCCGACTACCACGTCAACGAGCGCATCAACGACCGTGGCGTGCTGGTGGACGTGCCGCTGTGCCAAGCCGCTGTCAAGTACGCCGCCGATGAAACCGTCGAGATTCAGCAGATCGTGGTCGAGGTGACCGAGGGCGCCATCACCAGCGTGCGCAGCCCCAAGATGCGCGAGTGGGTGCTGGAGCGCGTCGGCCCTGAGGCCAAGAAGCTGATGTGGACGGGCGAGAAGTATTCGATTGACAAGACTGTGCGGGCCAATCTGCTTGCAATGGAGAACCCCGATGAGATTCCGGCCCATGTTGCAGACGTCATCCAGTGCGCGGACGACCTCTGGGCGTCTTCGGTTGCGAAGTTCAACCGCCTTGCGAACCTCGCCGATGAAGAAGATCACCGAGTCCGAGGCGCTTTCGTTTTTGCTGGAGGGGCTGCCACCGGACGTGCGTCGAGCTATGGCGCGCAAGT